CCGTTTCCTTTGGCTAGGAGCACACAAGAATGAAAGCCACGTTCATCGGCAATCCGCATGATGAGCGAGACAACGCCACATCTCTCAAGATGTTTGACGTGCTGTTTCCTCTGAATGTCGCGGTTGAATTGCCGGAAACTCTGACGCCTGCACAGGTCAAGAAGCTCGCGGGCAACAATCATTTCGTCGTCGAAGGCTACGAGCCGGAAGCGGTTGCTGCGGCGGAAGTGAAACCAAGCGTCGGCACCGACGCGTCTGCCGAGAATGTCACGGCAGCAGCCGTCAGCACAATTGCGCGTGCCAAGCCCCGTCGGGCCAAAGCGGAGGGCTAAGCCTTGGCAAGCTTCCAGAAGTTCCAGCCGTTCGTCGAATATGCCTTCGAGAAAGCCGTCAATCTCGGCTCCGATACCTTGAAGGTCATGCTGACCAACACGGCGCCGACGTCAAGCAACGGGCTCAAAGGCGATCTCACCGAGATTTCGTCTGGGAACGGCTACACCGCTGGCGGGACGGCCGCAACGATCTCGTCTTCGGCGCAGACATCCGGAACCTACAAACTCGTTCTTGCGGACGTGGTGTTCACCGCAAGCGGAGGGACGATAGGTCCGTTCAGGTATGCCGTTCTCTACGATGATACGAGCACATCAGATGTCCTGCTCGGGTGGTGGGATTATGGATCGAGCATCACATTAGCTGATGGGGAATCGTTCACCGTCGATTTTGACGCAACCAATGGCGTGCTTCAGGCGGCATAGAGGTCAATCATGGTCGCAATCACACACGACGCCTTGCGCGCCCGGTTCCACGAACTCAAAGCGCAGATCAAAGACATCGAAACAAAATCCGCCCCGTTGCGCCAGGAGCACGACCGTGTGGCTCAGACGATGGACGCGAAGTGCAGGGAACTCGCGACAAAGTTTAAGGCAATCGAAGCTCCGCTCTATGACATGAAGTGCGAGCTCGGGATGATCGTCAAAGCCCTTGGTGGCAAAACCGGAAGCCCGAGCTAATCTGAATGGCCACAGCAAAGCTCTACAACCTCGCTCGCGTTACGACAGCAACGCTTGGAACGGGAACTCTGACACTTGGCGCCGCCGTCGCGGGTGCGTTGACGTTTGCCGATGCGGGCGTTCAAGACGGCGATATCGTCAGCTATGGTATTAAAGACGGGAGCAATTCCGAAACGGGGCGAGGAACTTATTCTTCGACTGGGCCAACTCTCGCGCGGACCACGGTTCTCAAGAGCACGAACGGGAATGCTGCGATCAACATCACCAGTGGTGTAGCGGAAGTCTTCATCACACCTCTTGCGGAAGATTTCATTTCACGACTCACCGATGTTGTTGGAGACACTAGCCCAGAACTCGGTGGCGACCTAGATATCAACGGCCACGATATCATTGGCACCGGTAACATCGACATCGCGGGCGGAACATTCACGATCAATGCGAATGGCGTAACAGGACCTCATATCAACGTCGTTTGTGATGATGGTGTAAGGGAGCCTGATATCTCAGCCACCGGCTACGGCGCTGCAGGCGGCGGGATATTCCATTCAAAGTTCGCTAGAGGCTCAATGGCATCTCCCACGCAGGCGCTCGCCGGAGATGAGGTGGGAGGCTACGGTGCACGGCCATTTACTTCGGCAGGATCATTTACTCCGTCAAGCCCCGCTTCGCTTCATTGGGCTGTCTCGGAAGATCAGACGGCGACCAATAACGGTGCCTTCCTTTACCTTCTGACGACGCCGAACGGATCGGATTACGCGCACCGCAAAATCCGCCTCTACATCACCCATGACGGAACCGTCATGGCCGTCGATGAGGGAACGCACAACCCCCGCGTGACGCGTCAAACGAAGCCGTGGGCCGACGCACGGCTTTTGGCTGCCGGTGAAGACGCGAGCGGACAAACAGGAGCCTCGGTCGGAGCTGTCATGTACGGCGGTTCCAGCGTTCGAACGGCTGGGTTCCGTGGTGCGACCGCTAGAGGCACGGCGGCGTCACCAACGGCCACGCAGGCGGACGACACCCTCGTTTATGTCGGCGGTCACGGATATCAGACGACGACGGGCGGGTTCTCTGTCGGTGCCGTTGGCCTTATCGGGGTCAAGGCGGCTGAGAATTTCACCAGCACTGCGCAGGGTACTTACCTCTCATTTGAAACGACACCTGCCGGAAGTACGACCCGTGCCGCTCGGGCGCGGATGAATGATACGGCATTTAGCCCAGCAACCAGTGACGGACTTGCGCTCGGCACCGCATCGCTGATGTGGTCAGACTTGTTCCTCGCGTCTGGCGCCGTCATCAACTTCAATAACGGCAACGCTACCCTGACACATGCCGCAGGTCTATTGACCTTGGCGGGTACCGACGTTGTTCTCAATGCATCGACCGGAAAGAAGTTCTACCCCTATCGCATCTCAAGCACGAACAATAATTACATCACATCTGATGCGAGCGGAAACTTCATCATTGGCACTGGACTGTCTTCGCCTGCAGATCGACTCATTGTGGACGTGTCTGGCAACATTGTTCCGGCCACCGCTGGCCTCGCACAAAACGCCACGGATGGTTTCGTTTATATCGAAAGTTGCGCAGGGGCTCCGAGCGGCACACCGACCGCATACTCCAACCGCGTGCCGCTGGTGTACGATAGGACCAACAACAAAATTTATGCCTTCAACGGCTCGTGGAAAGCCACGGCTGCTCTAACTTAAAGGATGTTAGATGATCACCTTGACTGAACAACACATGGCACAATTGGCCGGTATGATCGGGGAAATCCCGCACAAATATGCAGTCCCTCTCATCCAGTACATCAACGGCATCGTTCTTGAGCAGGCGCGTCAGGCAGAAGAACAGAAAGCCGCTGTATCGCAACCCGAATAATCGATGCCTTGACCTCTGTCGCCAATCGCATAGATTGACGATGACGGCGAGGGGCGTCGGCACATGCATTTTAGAAACGCTGACGGGGTACGCGGTCTTGCTTGCGCAATAGTTCTTGCGGATCACGGTTCCGTAACCGTAATCCCAGCAAGCATCCCGTATCTTATCGGGTGCGGAAAAATCGGCGTTTGGCTGTTCTTCTCTCTTAGTGCGTACCTTCTGACGGTTCGCCTGTCGGCAAAGCCAATGACGACCGAATCGCTCACCGAGTACGCGTTCAGCCGGTTTGTGCGCATCTACCCGCTCTATCTCTTGGCGGTCGCTGCCTACTGGGATTTCGGGTACATGACCCAACAAAACGCCGAATTGTGTGCCGTGTTCGGCGCATCGTGGGCGCATCTTTGGACGATTCCGGTCGAGGTGTCGTTCTACTTTTTCTTGCCGCCGATCGTTCTCGCCCTGGGGTTCTTGCGGAGTGTGAGCACCGCGGCAATGTTCGCGGCAGTGGCGGGGTTGTTCGTTATTCAGCAATTCGCGTTCCCTTACTGGCATACCCCAGATAACAGTCTGAACGTCATGTGGTACCTGCCGGCGTTCGTTTTCGGCTCCGTCGCGGCTATGGTTCGGGAAGTCGAGGCCCCGCGCTGGTTTAGGGATTGGACGGTCTGGGCAATTTTGCTCGGAGTTGTGATCAGTACGCCATTGGCACTCAACCTAATGTTCGGCATCGAACCGTCGCGTTACCTAATGGATAAGCACGCGTATTTCGGAGCGGCCTATGCGCTCTTGCTGTTCTGCGTCGTCGGCAAATCAACATGGTGGTCGTGGCTGTTTGACTCAGCCGTCCTGAGAAAGATTGGCGAGATCAGCTATCCGACGTATCTGTTTCATCAGCTAGTTATGTATCCCTCCATGTTTATCTTCGCGAAGCATCAAGTATTTGGAGCATTCGCGGCAATCGCAGGATCAATCGCGCTCGGTTGGGCCGTACACATAGCTGTCGAACGGCCGCTAATGTCTTGGAAGAAATCGCGCGATCTCCGTCTGATAGCGCAATCCTAATCACATCCACCCAGAAGCAACGTCAGCGAGAAGGATTGAACTAAGCTTCATGCTTGGATTTTCTGCGCTCGGCCAAACAGAACTGGGGCGTATTCGCACGGCGCGGGCTGTCGCGCTGGTGGCCGAACCGGTAAGCTTCGCTGTTACAGGTTTTGATGCCAGTCTAACGCAGACTCACCCGTCACTGCTGGCGGGGTTCGGCTCGTATTCAGTTACTGGCCACGCCTCAAATTTAAAGCATGGATACGTGGTGGCCGCTTCCTACGGAGGCGTTGCGCTCGCCGGACAAGACGTTTCGTTCCGAAAAGACTACGCCGCAAAGGCCAGCGCAGGATCTTTCGTTCTTACCGGAAAAGATGCTGGCAAGGTTAGAGCCTATGTCTTTCCTTCTGGGCATGGAGTGTTTTCATACTCGGGCAGAGCAGTCGGATTACAGCAAGGTCACTGGCTCTATGCAAACTATGGCACGGTCACGCTCAATGGTCAAAATGCCAAAACCCTTCGGAAATATCCTCTACATGCGGAGGCTGGGGCATTCGATCTCACCGGCGTTGAAACGACCTACACCTGGATTCACGTCCTCAAAGCAGACGCGGGGATTTTCGCGCTCACCGGGGAGGCCGGACGTGGAACGAATCTCAAACGTCAAAAACCACACGCACGCCCGTCATCCTATGGATCAGGCCCGATGAAAGCTGCCCCCATCGGAGGAAATCGGTTCAAGTCGATCGGACAATCTCTCAACCCGTTTCGGGCACGTCCCGTCAGCGGAGACTAATGGATGCTGGCACCGGGAAAGCACTACATCGGAGACATCATCCGGTTGGCGGTGAACTATTCCAACCTTGGAACGGATGTGAATCCGACTGGGGTCTCACTTGCCATCATGGACCCTTGTGGAACGGTGACGACCTACGTCTACGGGGCCGATCCTCAAGTCAGCCTGACCGACACGGGGGACTTTTACTGCGATTATGAAATCCCGGAGAAGTCTGGACGATATCGCTATCGGTGGGTTTCGACCGGAACCGGCACGACGTCGGCTCTCGAAGGCGATTTTCTGGTGCAGCACTCAGGCTTCTTCGATGACGTTCCGCGTCTTTATGGGTGATCTGAACAATGGCCTATGAACCTGCGGACCTTGCCGAAGCCATTTTACGAGAGATGGCCGTCATTGACGCGACGGAATCTCCGGACGAGGTGGACGAAAACTTCGTGCTTGATGTCTACGCGCAGAAGTATGCCGAGCTGCAGGCTCCCGGGCTCGAACTCGTCTATTGGAAACAGGACGAAATCCCGGAGGCGATCTTTCTGACACTTCGGGATTTGGTGATCAACGAATGTTCCGGGGCATTCGGGGAACCCACCCCTCCCGAAACGAAAGACGCCCGCGAAACCATCATCCTGAAGCGCCTGCGCCGGCACGTTAGCCGGCCAGCCACGGGAAACCCAAACCGCGCCCAATATTTCTGAGGCCAACACCATGACCAAAGAGAAAATCAAGGCCGCGATGGAAGCGGCGGGGCTCATTCTGCCCAAAGTCATTCCGTTCCTGAAGCGGGATTCGACGAAGACCTATGATCTCTATGCCGGACCCTATGGCGCGACGAAGCACGTTCGCGTCAGAGCCGATTGCGATGACGGCGAACTCACTGCAGCCTTCGAGGCCCTGAGATAGCATGACCAAGACGCCGGTTTCACTCGGGGTTCAATCGAACCCGGGGCGCGTTCCTGCGGCTGGCGTTGCGAGACTAATCAACTGCTACGCCGAAGACGCGGGGCAGGAGGGGAAAGTCCGTTACCCGGTCTATGCCCATAATGGGTTTGATCTTTACGTCACGCTTTCGGGTGGAGAGGCTATTCGTCAAGCTCTCGACTTCGACGAAACCCGGCTCTACGTCGCGGCTGGCGCAAGGATTTGGAAGGTGACCGATTCCGCGACGGCCACGCTTCTCTCTGGAACAATCTCAGCGTCCGGTGTCGTCACGATGGCGCGCAACCGCAAGGCGCCGGACGCACAGATCGGATTGGTGACCTCGGACGGTCATTACTACATCCTCGACACGACGGATGACTCGCTGACCGAGGTTCTTCTCCCGGTCGATGCGGCGGCCGTTGTCGCTCTCTGCGTCTTCATTGGTTATTTCGTACTTCTGACAGCGAACGGCGAGTTCTACGTTACATCTCTTGATGAGGGGTCGGATATCGATGACCTCGACTTTGCCGCAGCAGAAGCCAATCCGGACGGCGGTTCGGACTGCAAGACCCGTGGTCAGGACCTCGTGCTTTTTGGTCCGAAATCGATTGAGTTCTGGTCTGTAGCTGTAGATGCTGATTTCCCGGTTCAAAGAGCCGCGGCGATCAACATTGGATGCTGGCTGAAGGCCCGGTCCTGCGAGCTCGTCACGGTCAAGGACGGCGGACTGACGGACACGATTGCCTTTCTCGGAACGAACTCGGAAGGCGCGTTTCTCGGTGTCATGCTTCTGGATGGATATGGGGCAGTTAAAATCTCGACATCCGAGGTGGAACGGGCGATCCGGACCGAACCGGACACCGATACGATCCGGCTCTTTCCTCATACCGAAAACGGGCACGTCTTCCTGATCGTCACCGGATCGAGCTTTACTCGAGCTTATGACACGACGACCGGGTTCTGGCACGAGAAGGCGAGCAACGGTCTCGATCGCTGGCGGCCGGTCACGTCCACGGCGTTTGCTGACAAGGTGATCCTCGGGGATTACGAAACCGGTCTGCTCTACCGCTCTCGATGTGATCTTTACGACGCCTCAAACGATTGTGCGATCCAGCTTCGGCACTCGAACGACAACGGGGAGACCTGGAACGCCACGAGGACAAAGACGATCTCGGAGAGTTCCAATCCAAAACAGCGGATCAAGTTCAACCGCCTCGGAATGTCGAAGGAAGACGGCAAGGTTCTTGAACTGACGATGACCCGCGCCATTGTCGAGAATGGCACTGATGTCTCGATGGTCATCACGACCCCGGCGGTTCATTCCTACCCAAACCCGATGAAGTTTGACGCGCTCTACGTCGATGCAATTACGGGCGTGTCTAAAACCTCAAATTCCAAAGGCATCATGCAACTGACCATTGACGCGCGGAGCGTGCAGGGCTGATGGCGGACGGGTCCGTTCCGGAGATTGTGCTCCCAAGCCAAGCGGAGCCGATTATTGACCGGTATCGACGTTGGACGCCGGCATGGTGGAAGTGGATAAAGCCTCTTCTAGAGGTCACCAACGACAACTCGAAGAAACTAGCGGCGCAAGCCACCAACATCGACACCATCAACGCTGCGATCGAGCAGGAACAGACGGTCAGAGCGGATGAAGACGCGGCGCTCGCGCAAGACATTGAGACCTTAACGGCGAACTACCAATCCGCCGATGGGTTGCTCGAAGCCTCGTTCACGTCACAGATTCAGACCGAACAAACCGCTCGGGCCAGTGCCGATGGCGCATTGACGACCAGAGTCGATAACATCGAGTCTGACTATCAAGCAGCAGATTTCACCCTGCAGACGAACATTTCGGATGAAGCCACCGCCCGAGCAAGCGCAGACGGCGGGTTGTCGGATCGAATTTCGACCGTCGAGGCGAATTATCAGAGCGGAGACAGTGCGCTTTCCGCAGCCATCACCGCGGAGCAGAGCGCTCGTGTCGCGGCCGATGGCGTCAATGCGTCGAACATTTCTA